TGCAATTTCTGAAAGAGTATCTTTCTGCTCTTCCTCATCCATCATTTCCCAGTTTTCTTCTTCGATCCAATCCGATAATTTCCCAAAGTCCTCACGATCGCCATTAGCCACACCAATAGCCAAATGGAAGCGAATTTTTAAATCTTTAAATGCTTTTTCACTCATCCCTCAGCTCCCGATTCAATATCCAACTTCATTGCACCTTCTTCTGGATATTCGGTCATCCAAAAGTAATAGCCTTTTCCACTGTGGCCAACTTCAAAGAATTTAATTGTTAGTTCAGTATCAAGTTGATCTAAATCTTTCTCACCATCTGGATTTACAAATTCGAGAAGGCTTTTTAGTTGATGACCGCTAAGTGTTATGCTCATTGTTCAGCTCCCGATACGTTTGGCACACTATGAAAATGCATCCAATGTGAAGGTGGATCATTTTGATAGTTTGCCCATACGCTATTTAAATCCTCATCAATAGTCATATAGTCTTGTTCTGGGGTGACATCAGGAGCATCTGCCCAACAAATAAGTACCATTATGTCAGTAGGTGGCAATTCATCATTCACGCTAATCCACGTTGGAACTTTGGATTTCATGAAATTCACGGCTTTTTTCCACATTGCCCAACCACTATTTACACGATGGTAAACATCAAAAAGGTCTTCTTCACTTAGATCAGTTTTGACGCCTTCAGCAATATCAAAACAACCAGCATTCATATCAAATTCGAGTACATCTAGATGTCCGGGAATCCAATATTTTTCTTTAAAGAAAGGTAATTGTTCAGACCAAAAAGCTTGTTTTGTTTTTAAATCAATCATTACCTAAGCCCTCAAATATTCTTCTTTAGTCCACTCAACAAACTCTTTATAAAGCTGCTGGGCAGGTTTATTTAATCGGTTGTGATAGTCGGTCGTTATGCGCCGCCAAGCAACTGGTACCGCATAATGCTTTGTTAGAAACATTGCTTGGTCCATGCCTTGCCGGACTATTACGTAGCCCAGCAATTGCAAGTAGTACATAAAACCAAGCATGTGTTTTTGGCTCACTTTCTTGTACTGATCTTTCATATTAGAAACCGTCTCCTAATAAATAATCAGGCTCAGCCTCTTGAAGTGGCGTAGATGTAGGGTTCTCTAATTCAAAGCGGCGTTTCTTAACAAAGTCCATGAGTCGTGATTGAATCTGTGGATCTCGTGCGGCCACATCTATTTCCAAAGCATCTAATGTTGTGAGGTCGGGCGCGTTTTGGATCTGGACCATTAGTGAAGGTGGTTCAGTTGCTTGCGCCTTAGATTTTTCGAGCTCTTCAAGACGTTTGTGAGTTGCAAGTAGCAAAGGCTCCATTTGTTTATCAGACCAAGTGCGTGTATATCGATAAACTGCATTTACTTCGTCTGGTGTTTTTGAGTCCTTAACTCGTTGCAGCAGGGTATCAAGTTTCTTCTGATATTCTGAATCAGCGGTTTCTGATTCAATAGCCGGCTCAGCTGTTTGTGCTTTTTCTACAACCTCTGGTTTTGAATTTTTAACTTTTAGAGATTCCGCATGACTTTCTGAAGGCTTTTCTTCTTCGACTTCTTCAGTAGGCTTATTTAGAAGTTTTAGAATGTCTTCCGCAAACTCACCACCGCTGATTTTAATAATCGCGCAGCAATGAGCAAATGCATTATCAAAACTTGAGTGAACTTGGCCATGCTGGAGCATGCGCAATTGTCCTTTAGATCCATTCCACTTAAACTGCTGCACACCTAATTCAACAGTTGGGCTAGGGTAAGAGCAAGTAGAACCTTTTTCTGGCGCAACTCTTAATGGTTCTGGTACCTCAAATTCACCAATAAAAATAGTTCTAGGCTTTAATTGAAATTCGAATTTATCAAAAACATCAAAGCCAAAGTCATAAGGGTTAAATGGTTCCCAGCCATTACGCTCAGTATTATTTACTAAAAGTAATTCACCGTTGGCCCAAGCAAGTTTGGCTTCAACTTTATTTAGAATTTTCATGCTGTCATCCCCGTTTTCGCTAAGGTTTCAATTTCTTGTTTAACTGCAGTTAGTTTTGCCGCTTCAATTTGGATCAGGGCATCTATGCCGAAGTGCTCACAAACTGTTTTTACATCGAGGCCACGTTCAGCAATAAAGTTTTGAAGTTCATCTCTTTGTTGATCTGAGATACCGTTAAATTCTGGTGGACTAATCCAAGTGCCACGTTGTTTATCAAACGTGCAATTCAATGCTTTAGCTCTCATTAACATTGCTTGGCGCATGTTCTGGTAATACATGTGTTCTTTATCAAGCGACTCAGTTAATTGATTAAGGTCACCTGCATGCTCTGCTTCCTCACAGCTTTGTTTCCAGTTTTCTAGCTCTTCTTGGGCTTTAGCTGCTGCAAGTTGTGCAGGCGTTAAGGTGTTAATGTGATCTTTAGCTTGAGTAATCAGGTCAGCCAAGAAAGTAGGATGTGCTTTAAGATCAGGTACCCATACTTCACCGGTTTCACCGCCTAAAGCACCTGAGTTTTTCGCATGATGTGTAGGCGAGGGTTTAAAATTAATAACGCGGGCATTTTTACCTTCACCTGTAGTAACAGTTGTTAGATAACCCATCACATCTGCGATACGGTAAAGCTCGTTACGGTTTTTACCACCTAGATCTGGTCGGTAAATAATTTGATCACCGTTTTGATCTTCTGAAGCGTGTGCAATGAAAACAACATCTTTACCTAAACTGATCAAAGTATTGATGTATTGCTTGAACGTTTGGTTCGCTAATCCTTGAGCCTTTAACTTTAAAGAACCATCTTTTTGACGGTTATTTGCCGTAAGTAACAGGTGGGTTTTAATGCATTCAAGCATTGCACCCACGGTATCAATGACTACGGTTTTATAGGGTGCTAAGTCCTGCGGCGTAAGGTTTGCAACATCACTCCATTGTTGAACCTGTACAACAGCACCACGACGTAATTCACCAGTACGGTGAGCACCACGGTCAAAGTCAAAAGAAATTGCTTTTTCCGCAGTAAAGCCCATTGATGATTTACCTAAACCCGGATCAGCGTATAGGTACACAATAATTGCTTGAACCAATAAAGTTTGGTCAGCAGTAATAATCGGTAGAGCCATTTTTCTTATCCTCATCTAGAGCCGGTGAAGCCGCGTTTTTGCTTGTAAGCCTTGCGGTCACGGAAAGGGATATTTGTTTCACGCAGTTTTATAGCGAGCTGCTTTCTGCGTTGGAAGTCGATTTCTTGTGTGAGTTCTTTCCAAACTTTTGGATAGTCGGTTTTGAACTTTTTAACGTCCAAAGGCGTCTTAACGGAGTTCTTCACTTTATAAAGAACTGAGCCATTAGCATTAGATGCGTACACTTGCCAGCCAATGCGAACTGAATACAGCCCTTTATCATCACGGCCTAAAAATGACTTGTAGCCGTCGGGGTGCTTTTTGAAATGAGTCATCTTTAAGCCTCCACCAACTTGTTACGTTCGATGAAGCCTTTTAGAAGGTCATTGATGTTGCGGATGTCTTCAAATTCGGTGAAATCGTTATATGACTTACCGTTAATGTCAGTGATTTCATTCACAGTGAGTTGGGTAATATCGACAGCGGTGAATTCAGAACCCGGAACGCCGTAGCTGTCTGGATGAGCTTCAAAATCAAAGCTAACGTTTAAACGGAAGCTATCTAATTTAATTACAGCAACGCCAGAATGTTTACCTGTGATTTTTGCGGTTAAAACCCCGTAAGTACTTGGTTGAGTCTTAGGGGTAAATAGAGAAGGGGCTTCTTTTGTTTGGAAAGCTGGTTGCAATTGGCAAGCAACTAAAGAACCACCAGAGATTGCAAGAGCAGCCATGCTGACAAATGCAAATGAGTTGAAAGGAGGAGCTTTTACGTTCATAATTGATCTCGCATATAGCAAAGCACATCGGACCTGGGGAGGGGCGGTGTGCTTTTTTGTTATCTGGTGAAAATTATTAAACCTTAGATTTAATTTTGATGCAATAGATATTTAAACCTAAGATTGAATTTATTTTAAATTTTAGATTTAATAGACAAAAGAAAACCCACCGTGGTGGTGGGTTGGTCGCTGATTTAACCTGACAAAGGTATTTTTATGAAATTAGATCAGATACTAAATATGCAAATGTTTATTAGCATGGTAACAATACTTGTGAATATTGCCATTTGGTTCACATTTTAAAGAGAGTTCTTATGTGTGAAATAAAGTTGACGAGAGCTGGTCTGTTAATTAGCTTAATACCTCTAATCACCTCAATTGCTTTACTTGTTAAGAGGGTGCTACTGGTGGATATGTCATGAAAATCAAAAACAAACGTATAGTAAATTTTGTGCTTAGTTTTATCTCAATGTGCTCTGTTATCGTTACTCTCATTTTAGTATTGCAACAACACCAGTGACTGCAGCAATTAAGGCCAGCAGCACCCCAACATAAGCAGTCCAATGCGGTTTGCTGGATTTTTTAATCTGTCTTGATGTCAATTCATAGCTTATAGCTTGTAGAAGTGGTGCTGGGATAATTCCGCTTCGGCCTTCACCGCTTAAAAGCATCATTAACTCGTCATCTGAAAGTTGCTTGATTTCTTCTAGCGTTAATTTAACTTTGGGAGGCCTATATTTTTTAGCGGAATCAGGAATAACTACTTTAGGTATCTTATACATATATTCTCTACCGATATGGTTTAAAGCACTGTGTCGGGTCACGGTTTCAATTAAACAAAAAGCTGAATCCGCTTAAATTCTTTATTAGCCTCAATATGACTTCTATAAAATTTATCTTTATCTTCTGAATCAACAAACTCTTTGAATGTGGTTGCTTCAAGAAGTCTGTAAATAAACCTTTCACCTGTTCTAAGCACTACCGTCAACAAGAAGTGTTGATAAAGAACATGGCTGATATTACGGGAGTTAACTTCAATTTTTTGCATATTGTGGATTCCACTTCATTTCCTAATATTCCTCCAACCTTAAACTAATCTTTTTTATTAAATTTCCTGCTGCCCTGAAAACTCAATTCTTGAAATGAAATCAATAGGCAAGGCCAGCTTTTCACCAACAATAGTTTCGAAGTGAATCCATATACCTGCAGCTTCATTTTCAAAATTCACACTGATTATCTTTACTAAGTTGTAAGGCTCCGCAGCCCCCATCATGATGATATTGAAGCGGTGATCTTCACGAACATAAGAAATAAGCATCTGATGAATTGCCATTTGTTCAGTGCTTGTTAGATGCCTGTATTCGTAAAGTTCTGGTGGCATATATTTTTTATTCATTACGAATCTTACCTCATCAACTTCTTCTTATTTACCTTTTCAAGTGCTGTACTTTTCTAGAAAATCATCAACCCAGCCTTGCGCTTGCTCCAAATTACTTATATCTGATAGTTTTAAATTAGTACCTTCAGCTTCATTAAATCCTTCGATTATAGCCTCAAAGATATTTGCTTCATTAATGACCTCACATGCCATTTCAGTAGCGTCATAACTTTGCTTGGCTTTTTTAAGTGAGGCTATTTGTTTTTCAATACCTTCGCCAATTTTACCTAATGCTAATTTGAACTCTTGGCGATTAATCGTTAGCGCAGTTTTGGATTTATTAAGTGTTGCGATCATAATACCCTCTTTT